CTGTCCTCTTCGTTCTTCGGAAAACTCTACAAATGCTTTCTTTGCATCCTCAATTGTCTCAATCTCATCGGGCTCGACTTCGTCTAACCAATGTACAATAGTCTGCCTCTTGTCATCCCCACGATCAAAAAATTCAAGGGTTTCTAGTCGGTCGACGGCAAACTGTATGTCTCCAAAATCACCCTCCATCTGAGAGATTTGATCTTTTAATGAGTCAACAGAACTTCTAATTTCATCTATTTTCTCAGCATTTAAATCTGATGAGAATTCGCTCATGATATGAAAACGATAGTGATCTTCCAAATCCTAGTGTTGCCATGAGAAAATATTGGAGCAATTGAAGAGCTTCCGATTACTGAGTTACTGCTTGAACTGTCGTAGTAGTGAGTCCAATCCATTCGCCCACCTGTTTTCATAATCGGTTGACCTTGATACATAGGATATGGCTCGTCCTTCTTGTGGACATAATTAAAAATGTAAGACTTTGCGGTTCCTTCAGCTACTTTGATATCCTCACCGTCAGCGATCTCGTCCTCTATTGAGTAAGTCCCTTCTCCGCCCGGTTTTGATCTACCTTCTTTTACACCTGTTCCTGAAGACGGGAAAAAGAGCCCATCCTTGGTATCTATTTTTTTCCATGTATTTGGAAGTGCCTGTCGAAAACTCGCAATCCTATGATTCCCGTCAATACCAACGAAGTGAAAGTCCATTGACACGGCGGGTCCGAGGCTTGAGGAACCCGATCCGAACCATGAATCTAATTCCATGCCCGGATCCTCACCCACGACAAATGAAACATAGGACTTATAAACTACTTGATTAGTCCCTCCTGTACCCGCCTTTCCAAGCCTAAGAACTTTTACACCGTTCTCATCAAAATCAAAGAATGATGGAGACGCTGAAGATTTCCCTGTCGATTGCTTACCTTCTTTGGCACTCCAATAATCTGTCACAGGTGCGACCCAAGAAACGCTCCATACATCAACACCGGGATTTGAGCAGTCAACTGTGGCTGTCGCTCTTACCCATCTTACGCTGAGATTACTCTTAACACTTGCGAACTGCATAGCCTGATCCAATGGCTGAAAATCGTTGTTCCCAACCTCAACAATTGGGGGCTTAAATCCGGCGGGTGTTTTTGATGCGTTATGGAATATGCGGTGGGCAACATCGCCGTTGTCATTGTAACTGACCTGAGTGGGCTCAGTGTTCTTAATTACTTCGGGCAAGTAGTCCCAAGGGTCATTACCACTGTTTTTACAGTTATGCGGGTGATTAGCCCATGATGCATCATCATATCCCTTTTCGTGGTTTGCCCGTAAAACGGTGTACTTTCTCTGCATCTTTTTAAGATCACCGCTTTCTGATATGCCTTCCGTACTAAATGTATCGCGAATATCGACATAGTCCCTGACTAAACCCGCCTTATCCACCGATGTGGAAGGTTCTAACGACTGATTTACGAGGTAGTACTTTTCAAATTCTTCATCAGGAGTACCCACTTCTAAGAAAAGAGGGTTTCTGCTGTCCTCAATTCCTTCTTTTGATGCACGAGGTGCAAGTACGACATACTTACGGTTTAGCCGATTAAAGCCTAAATTACTGTCCTTAGTGATCTTAGGACGACCGACTAGGCGAATTGATAAGTCCTTAGCCATTACCAACCCGGTCTTTTTACAAGTCTAAGCGACCCTTTGTGTCTTTGAGGAGTGATAAGATTTCTCAGTCTTTTCTTCGCCTCTTTTGAACCTCTCTCAATTAATTCTTTATTATCTCCGTTGTATCTTGGGTCTGAAAGAATTTTGCCCTGCGCAATTGGAAATAGGATGTCCCAAACTAAATCGCCCGGTAATCTTGGTTCATCAGTGTCCTCAGATAGCTCGGTCGGCAATATGTTGGCATACACCTCAACGCTGTATTCCTTGTCGGGAACGGGGTAAAGATATAGTCGGGGGATAACCTTGTTATCCTCACCCATATTTCGGTTGTCCACATAGTACCAAATCGGTCTCCCCTTTTCAGGTTCGTTGTCTTTGTAGTGTGGAAAATTCAGCCCTCTACCCGATGGGGCTCTAAAATCCCATGCAAATAAACTTTTTGCCCGTATCTCCGCTTCAGGTCCCGTCATGGGCGAAAGGGGTCCCTCATTGACAAGTTCAGGAATCATGTCGACAGAAATGACTTCTGTAGACATATCAGCACCCGCCTGATCTTTTACATAGTTCAATGTGTACCCTTTTTGAGCCCACATTGGTCGGGAACCGTCCATCGGAGTGTAGCACTCCCGATACGCTTGGTTTATGTAAATTCCGATCCGTGCTTGGTCAATAGGTGGTAAATCATCACAAGAATCAGCACCCAACATTGTGGATAGCTGATCTTTTAAAGACAGAAAGTTGATAGCCATGTACTAACACTACTATGCGGTAACTAATTCATCTACCCCTTGTAAATCGGTATTTGATTCCTTTTTTGCCTTTTTACGGGGTTTTTCTTTTACAAAATGGTTGTCCGGCTCTTCTTCTTCTTCTTTAGCGTCCAACCATACTGAAAAATACATAGTTCGGTATATCTTGCCTTGAGTTCGGAAAATGTCGTCTACCTCTTTCTGATCTTTTGGCTCGTATGCAAAATGCCTGATTTCTTTATCCCATATAAAATTATATCTATTTTGAGACATACCTTTTACCCGAATATTGGGCGTTGAGCCCATTTGATTGCTTTTACCTAGTAGTATTATTTTCATAAGTTGTAAAATAGCCTTCCCCCGCGGAGCGGAGGAAGGCATGTTAAGATTAATAATTAAACCGAAGGATTGACATCAGTCATTGACCAAGGTCAAGCCGGGAACCTGACGAACAACTTCGATGAGCTGAACCGCAGGTACACGACCTCTTGAGTCATGACGAGCACCCATTCCGTAAACGGACTGAACACCGACTGCACTCAAGTGAGCATCGTTTCCTGAGTTGGAAAAGTCATCATAATGAAAGATTTGTTCACCATAGATTTTTCCTTTTGCGAAGTACATCGCATCCTTACCCATCGCTAATGCGTACCCAATTGGAGTTCCAATTTTGTTAGCTTGAACGAACACTGCTCCGGCATTGAAGTCGTTGTCATTATCAGCTTTAACATTCATGTCGCCTGATTTAAGTCCGTCTTGAGCGATACCAACGCGAGTCACTTCGATTTCACCTTGTTGACCAAGACCTGTTCCTGAAAAGCTAGCATTAGTGTAACTGTACAATGCAACTGATCCATCAGTATCAATTCCAAGGATATGGTATGTACCGTTGTCATTATCTCCTAATGCAACTCCACCACCACCGGGGATGTTGATCTTAGCACCGCGGAAGTTCGCCATGTAATCTCCGTCAGTTCCGCCAAGCTTTACTTTATTTGCCCCTGACCCTGACCCTAAACCGGCAATTGCTTCATAGGCGTAGAATGTAGGAAGAAGAGGAGAACCTTGACGACCACGAGCGGTGTCAATTAACACATTGTGATTAGCAATGATGTTGTTATCCCATTTTGCATAGGAACCATTGAACAACTTGTTGTCAGCACCACGAGCGTCAGCTTGTGTTATTGCTTCCAAGTAGTCAGGGTCAGAACGCAGTGGGCGTAAGCAAGCATCAGGAGCAAAGAATAAATAACCGGGAATTTCCTGATTTTCATCTCCACCTGTGTTCATTGGCTCAGCACCGTTTCCGATAAGAGCTTGTTTGGCTTCCTGAATGATGTCGGTTGATAAACCGTCAACATATTTAAGTTCACCTGAATTCGCTCCTGAAGCAGTTCCGTACCCGCTGATGAAGTTAGATCCAACACTGTTCTTCAAGCAAATCTGACGAAGTGCGTATTGAAGTTGGTCTTGCTCAGTACGGCTCATCCATTCAGACATCACCTCAGCAGAAAGCTGATCGATTGTCTTACCTGTGAATCTCATGAGTTTAAGAACCTGTGTCCATGCAACAGCGTGACGAACAAGATCAATCTCGATTGAGAAAGTATTGAAGTCGAGCGTATCAGTAGTGTTTTTGAGAATTTCTTCTCCACGAACACCCTGTCCACGAATTGGAGCAACATTGGTGAAAGTCACCTTGTCAGATCCACCTGCTGAGAGGTCGCGTTTTTCAGTAATTGGTTTTCCGCTTCCTTCACCACCGATAAATTTTGAGAAAATGTTTTTCTCTCTAGCATCACGAGTTACGAGTTCAGACCAAAGTCTTGAACGCAAATCGGAACTAGCATCACCTTTAAGTAAATCAGCGTATGAGGTTGTATTGGTACGGATATCGATGTTTGTGTTCGAATCCGATGCGATAGGGTTATGTGGGGTCGATATACTCCCGAAGTTTTTAGTAGCCATTTTAAGAATAATTTATGAGTTTATTGAATCCCCAATTACTGTAATGGTTGTCTTCCCCCTGAACTCCCTAGTAAGGAATAAATATCATTATTACTCATATTCGGAAGATCCTGAAGTAGTCCATTTGCAGTAGTTGGAGTGTTTACAGGTTGTGCCGTTTGTCCTGTCGTCAACACCTTAGCTTGATTACCCATCTGAGGCTGAACCTGTTGTTGCTGAGCTTGTGGCTGAGCTTGCGGTTGA